AAGGCGCAACTGCCCGGTGATCGCCGTGTTGCTCGAACCTTCGCCCCAGCCGACGCCATCTACACCGCCCCATGCGCCCGTGCCCCAACCATTGCCCAGTACCTGCTGATTGAGGCCGACATTGATCTGGTACTCGGCGATCGCCGCTGCCCCGCCGCCACTGGCGCTGCTCGTCGCCGTCGTCGTCACCTCGATCGTGTAGTGATCGTCATCGACGACCGAGACGATCTGGTGCTCCTGGTTGATATCGCTCGCTGGCACGCCGCCGAATGGCCCCGTCGCGCCGCTGAACGTCACGAAATCGTTGACCACTGCCCCGTGCCCGACATCGTGCACCGTCACGGTGGTCGTGCCGATCGACGTGGTGAAGGGGTTGTTCGCCATCGGGTCGACCGTCTTGCGTAGCGGCGTGATGTCGATCAGCCCGGCGCCACGGATCAGATAGTATTTGTAGGTCGTGCCTCCGCCATAGAGTCGATCACCGTTCAACAAAGAAAACGGAAACAGACTGCGCCATGTGCCCTGCGCTGGTGTTGTAGTAAAACGCGTCCAACCGCCTAGACTTTCAGGCTGGCCGTTACGAAACCGCACCATGTTGCAATCGTAATACCCGCCGGTATTGCCGTAGTCCGTTGTCTCGCGGTTGATGCCGGGCCGAAGCTGTAACTTCTGGATCGGCAATTACGGAATTCCGTACACGTAAATGTTGCCGCCAGTGAAGGAACTATTCGACCCAACTCGAATGCAGTTGGTTGGGCTGGTCTTGGTGGCAAAACGCCCCGCGACCGCAGCCCCGCCGTAAACCCCTTCCACAACTTTATCACCGGTTATTCCGGTCCTATAAATAGTGAATATACCACTATTGGCTTGCGCCGCCGTAATACTTACCGCCGTATCAAAAGTCGATCCATTGTCAGAGCTAACATTGATGGTTTGGGCGGTACCCGATCCAGTGCCCCCGTCTATCAGAACCACAAGCGCCGAGTAACTCGTCGACAGACTGCTGATCGTGACCGTGGTGCCCGAGATGCCTGTCGAAGACCCCAGCAGCGCCATGCCCGCTGTTGCCGGCGTCTGCCACGTGGCGTGCGTCGAATCGGTAGCCGTCAGTACCTGCCCGGTGCTCGGCGCCGTGGCCGCGTTGACGTTGACCGTCGTCGTCGCGCTGTTGATGGCGTTGGCCGCGCCGGCCGTAAGGCTCGTTGCGGTGCCCGAGGCATTGGTCAGCACACCAGCCGAAGGCGTGCCGAGGTCGCCGCCCTGGAAATAGAGCGCGCCGGTACCCGTTTCGTCAGTCATCGCCGACCGCAGGTTGGCACTGCTCGGCGTGCCGAGCCACGTCGCGATACCACTGCCGAGCGCCGAGAGACCTGTGCCGCCGTAAGCCGCCTTGAGTGGCCCGGCATTGCCAATGACCCAGACGCGAACAGTCGATGCCGCGTCGCCTTCAATGAGCAGCAGGTCGCCTGCCGTGCAGGTATAGGACGTCGACGTCGAACCGTTGATGATGAGAGTCGAGCTCGCCGTCAGCGGCCACGCGCCGGTGGCACGCACCAGCCGCCAATCGGTCGCCGCCAACGTGATGGCCGTGGTCGTGGTGGTGCCCGTCACGTTGACCATCGGACTGTTGGCCGTGGTCAAATTGACGGTCGACGCCGAAGCGATATCCGTGCCTTGCGCCGTGAGGCCGTCCCAACCGGTGATCTTCGAAGATCCGCCGGTGCCGCCATTGGCCGTGCCCAGCTGGCCGGTGACGCCCGTCGACAGCGGAAGGCCCGTGGCATTCGTCAGCGTGCCCGACGAGGGCGTACCGAGCGCGCCGCCGGGCGCGATATAGTCCGTCCCCGCGACCGCCGCCGACATGGCTGCGGTACCATTGCCCTTGACGATACCCGTGAGCGTGGTGACGCCGGTGCCGCCAAAACCAACCCCGAGCGTGCCTTCGCCGTCGACAACGTTGGTGGCGTCGCAATAGACCCAGCGCGCCTGCCCCGAGGGGACCGTCACGCCAGTACCGGACGGAGTCTTGAAGGTGAGCGAGAAACCACCGCTCGTCGCATTGATGGCGAGGTAGACCTTGTTGACCGCCGGCACGACGACGTTGCGATTCGCCGTCAGCGCGCCGGTGATCTTGAGCACCGCGTTACGGGCCTGGTCGCTCGCGCCATTGTTGGTGGTGAGCGTCAGGTTGGCGACGTCGCCCTGCGCCACGCTGAGCACGCCGGCGATGGCCTGCTCGAGCAGCGTGCCGAGGTTGGTGTTGGTGGTGTCTCCCCAGGTACCAGTCTGGTCGCCTGTCGCCATCAGCTCGAGGCGAAGATCGGTCGAAAATGAACTGGCCATGCCCCTGAACCCCTTACGTCGTCACCACCGGCACCCAGCCCCCACTGGGCCCCGCCGGCACTATAACCCAGTCGCCATCGGCGCCCGGGCCAATCTGCTGCCAGTCACCATCCGGCCCGGGGCCGATCGTCCCCCAGACCAGCACCGTGCCGACGTGCGCCGAGATTTGCAGCCCCAGCTGAAATACATTCGCCGCGCCCGTCGCGTCCACATCGCCGATAGCCGAAATCGTCTCGAGCCCATCGGGAAAGACGTTCGCCGCGCCGCGCTCGTCGACCGAGCCAAGCGCCGACAGGGTCTGGTTGCCAGTAACCGTCACACTGCCCGAGATCGACAGATCGACCGAACCGAGTTCGGTGGTCGTCGAGACGCCGGTAACGTTCGTGCTCGTCGCCGTGCCAACCGTACCGAGCGCGGTGGTCGAGGAGACACCCGTGACGGCAACGCTGCCCGTTGTCTTGAACGTCGGCGTGCCGAGCGATGTCGTCGACGACAGCCCGGTAACCGATACCGTCTCGAAGGTACCGGTGCCCCACGGCCCCAGGCCCCATCCGCCGCGGCCCCAGCCTGTTGTCGACATGGGCGACCCTCATTGTGGCCTCACGCCAGACGGATGATGGCATTCGAGGCGTCGGGCGTCGGAAAGATCACGGTGAAATCGCCGGCCGTCGCCGACTTGTCGGCGCCGAAATCGAGCACGCACACCGCGCGATTGCCGTTGGTCGAGTTATAGATCAGCGCGCCACGCGTGGTGATCGTCACCGCAGAGTACACCGCGTCGGCGAAGTCGTTGAAGGCCGTGGTGCCCGAACTGGTCGGCGTCACGTTGGTGAGCGTTACGCCGCCGGCCGAGTAGCCGGTGCCCGTCACCTCGTCGGAATTGCCCGTCATATCGGAGTAGTTGGTCGTCGCTGCGCCGTAGGTGCCGACGATCGACGCCCCGGCCTTGAACAGCGCCATCTTGAAGGCGTTGCCCGTCGAGGCGGTGAAGTTGTGCAAGGCCTGCATCAGCTCGACCTTGAAAGACGTGCACAGCGCCTGAGTAAGCCCGGCCATCAGAGTTTCCTTATGATCTCAGCGGCGGCGAATTCGCCGGCCCGCTCCAGCGCCGCGAGCATGGTGGTGCGCTCGCTGCGTTGCGCCTGTGCGATGTAGTTGTGGACGACCCCAGCGATCTGACCCCGGAAGGCCAGCGCCTGGTCCTTGATCGCCGGCGGCGTCGTGTCGGCCACCGACATGATGCGGTCCATCGCCATCGTGGTGAGCTCGTCGGCATTGAGCCCACGGCCCGATGTCGTCATCACCCGTGCGGTACCGACCATCATCTGGCCGTTCATCCCCAGGCCGCTCATCCCGACGCCTCCGCTGTCCGTTTCTCCGCATCGCGGTAGACATCCTTGCGATCGCGCGATTCGCCAAGGTTCTGCAGCCCCTTGAGCCCGACCAGGAACCGCTGTTCGTAGTCGTCGCCCATGGTGTCGACACCCTTCTCCTTCTTCAGCCAGTTGGCCGATTCGCTGAGCGCGCCGTAGAGCAGGGTGTTGTAGGCGTTTATGCTGAGCCAAGTCGTGCCGTCATCCGCTCCCGCCGTCAGCGAAGCCGGGCGGTAGAAATAATGCATCTCGACCTGGTAGATCTGGTCCGGCGACGGCCCGATGATGAGGTTGTCGTTGTCGAACATGCCGTAGCATTCGGGCTCGGCGAGCGTGTTCGGATTCGGGTAGCACTCGCGGATATAGTTTACATCCTTGTTGAGCAGGAACTTGTACTCGCCGTCCGTCTTGATGATGGCGAAGCTCGCCGGCGCGAGGAAGTCGTCGGGCAGGTTGATGTAGGGCCCACCCGTCAACTGGCCGGTGACGTTCTTGCGGAACAACGGCAGCTGGATGAAGTACCAGATGCGCTCCTCGGCTGCCTGGATGAAGGTCGGGTACGCCGCCACGAAATCATCTGCGTCGTACTCGGTGTACGACGACAGATCCGCTTTCATGTCGCCGTAGGTCGACCCCATGGCTTTACTTCGTCCAGCCCGTCGGGTTCTCTACCGTCGTCGGCTTGTCCTGCGCCTGGAAGCGCTTCACCACCGGATCGGCGCAACGGTCCGGCGCGACCAGCGGCGCCGAAGGCGGCGCCATCTGGCCGGGTGACACGCAGAAATACGGCGACGTCGGCGTGAAGGTCTTCTTGGGCCCGGCAGCGCCGCGCCCTCGGTCGTTGTTCATCATTTGGATTTGCCCCCTTTCGGCGGCGCCGAGCCGATTTTCTGCAGGCGCCCGACACCGCTGCCGGCGCCCGCCGTCATCTTCGGCGGCTTCATTAGCTGTTTCATTGCAGTTCCCCGTTCACCGTGACCAGCACCGACCCGATATCGCAGAAGATCGTGTTGGTGATGGGGTTACCCACCGGCTGCCAGCCAAAATAGCTGGTCGAGGTGGTGAAGTCGATATCGGGCCGCGGGTCCTGCAGCGACTGCGGGTCGTTGACCCGGATGCGCCCGAGCTGCAACTGCGGTTGGTCTACGTCGAGACAGTCGCGGCAGACCTTGAGGCCGTTCGGCCGTTGATCGTAGAACTCCTTGTGCAACTCGCGCAGCGGGTAGGGGAAGCCGCAGCGGTTACACAGCGCCAGCGCGTTCCGACTGCTGGCATACTTCGATGTCGCGCGCCCGCCATAGCTCATAGCCGGTACACCCCGCCGAGCGGCACGAGGCTCAGCGTCGAGCGATCGCGATCCTCGCCGGCGGCCTCTTCGAAGGACGCCTCATAGTCGACCTGCAGGCGCTGGATGCGCGCCTCGAGGAAGTTCACCGCCCAACGTGTGTCGTCGCGATTGGCCGTCAGGATCTTGCGCGCCATGTGATAGGCGAGCCCGCCGACCAGCGCCGGCAGGAAACGGAACGGCGTGTCCATCGTGTTGGTGTAGGCGCCGACGTCCTGCATGCGCCGCAGAATCCAGTACTCCAGCGTGTAGCCGGCAATGTCCGGCACCGGCCAGAGATGCACGATCGGCGCCGCGACCTGGCGGTCGACGTAGATTTCCGTCGGCCGGCCGATTATGTCGGGGTTGGTGCGCGACGCGTGCGTCGACACCGAGACGCGCGTCAGGTTCAGCCGCGTCGTCTGCGGCTGGTTCGGCAACTCGACCATGTGCTCGATGAGATCGACGATGTCGCTGCCGAGCGTGTAATCGGCAACGCCGTTGGTCAGCGCCTGCGTGCGCTTCTCAACCGTCCAGAGATTGATACCGCGATTGGCCCACTCGAGCATGAGCAGGTTTAGGCTGCGGCGGGCCGTCCGCATGTCGTAACCGTTGCGCGGCTCGACGCCGCACCGCTCGTAAGCCTCTTCGACGATCTCGGTGACCGCCAGATCAAAGGTGGTCGTGCCACTGCTGGTCATGGCCCCGCATCAGGCCTCATACCATTCGTAGGCGACTTCGAACACGCCACCTGTCACCGGCACGCCGCCCAGATTG